CGCCTCGCCTGCGGTATACATCCGCTCGTAATCGTCGTTCGGGCGACCACCAAACAACTCGTAATCGGGGTCGGCTTCCTGCATCCGTTCACTCGAATCCTCGATTGCAGCGTCCATGTCGGCTACGGTTTTTGTCTGGCACGCTATCTGCCACGACTTGCCGTGACCATCGGCGTTTGCCTGTACTTGATACGCCTTCAACGCATCCCACATATCGTTCGTTGTTAACTTCACGATTGCACCTCTCGCTTTTTGAGTTTGTTCAGACCGCGTTCACCGAACAGTTGGCGAACCATCGACATCAGGTGCGGGTGACCCAGCACCTCGGCTGCATCGGCTGACCGCAACGCGGCGGCGGTCGAGTCCTTCAGCCGCTCCATCGCATCAGAGTCAGGGCTGATGGTTAGTCGAGCAAGATATGCCTCGCATAGTTTGAGCCGGTTTAGCGGGGTCGGCTTCTGCTTGCCCCATTGTCTCGCGTTCCAGTCGTCCTGTTCAGCGTGACGGGCAACATCTGCAGCGCGTTGCTTGTCGGTTTTCTCGACCTTCTCGCCAAGTCGAGGTGCGGCTTTTTTATGCAGTTCAAACAGACCCTGATACTGACCTGCAATTGACTGGTCAACGACCGCCTGCTGGTCAGCACCGAAACGCGACAATTTGAGTTTCATCGCGTGTTCGGATGCGGGTTTGATGGTTTTGCGAATGGCTTTGCGGTAAGCCACCCATTGTTCCCAAGCCGCTTCGTCTAGTTCGTGCATAAAAACCTCTCTGTGGTTAGACAGGACAAGCGTAACTGTTTACCAAGGTTAATGCAACAACTTTAGTTTAGGTTTCTAGATTCAAAACTGATTGAGGCTAAAGATGGTCTAAAACGATGGTCTAGACCCTGATGACTGATGGTGAACTCTGCACGGTTTAGACGGAATACGCCTAAAGCGAGTCGTGCAGAATTGATGACTGGATGGAGCCACCCTGCTGTCGGCTACTTTTGCCGGTTTCCCGGTGCCATTCACGCTTCCCGACTAACGCCGCGTGCCTACAGGCTGGCTGCCCCGGTGTAGGTTTAAGTTGGCTCTGCGCGTAGTTTCCCCGACCAGAGCAGTCAACCGAGTGAGCAAGCGTGGTGGGGTGTTTGACACGACTAGAACAGCCATGTACATTACCTATCACGCTCGATTCGCATCTGAAGCGTATAGGCAGCCCCCCTGCCGCGTCAAGCCCCCGTTCAGGGGGTTTGTCGTTTCTGGGGTCTAATGCGCTTAACGGCTTTGAGGTAAACGCGCCAAGCGCCAGTAGCCGCTTTGAAAGCCTTTATCCGGGCTTCGCTCCAGTCAGTCGCAGGCCATGCCTTGAATACAGCCCACGCCTTGTCGTAAGCGATTTTGGCGGCTTCTGGGCTGACCATAGGGGTCAGCCGGGGGTAGGCGTAGAATCGGCTGCAACGGGCGTAGTGACGGCTTCTAGCGCCTTCCATTGCCATACCCGCATGGCAGGTAGTTTCCCTGCCTTGACCCACCTGCTGACGGCAGGGCGGGACACCCCAAGTTTACGGGCGAGGGCGGCTTTGCTACCGGCAACGGCTAGGGCGGCTTGGATGTCCATGAAGCGGTAAGTTAACGATGGTAAAAATAAATGCAAGAGGCTGTTGACATCGGTTAACAGCAAGCGCATCATGGCTTCACGGTCACAAACGACCGGCAACCGGAGCAACAGATATGCGACCCATCCCCCAACACCTGCCCCCAACAATTCGCTGGGCAATCGCAGCAGGTGAATCCCGAGCAGCCCGTGACCTTGCGATGAAGCATGCAAGAGCGCACGCAGACATCCGTGCAGCGTTTGTTACCTGTGCTCGAACCAACCAACGGCTGATGTTCCAAGCCCTACAGATGGCGAGGGCAACAGTATGAAAACCATTGGCCTGTACCTGTTTTCGTTTGTCATGTTTGCCGCTTTAGTGTGGCTTGCTGTGAGGACTTTCTAATGGACGACTGGCAACAGCAACGCGAATGCGAGGAACGCCGGTACTACACCGAGCCGGTCATCCTCACTTGGACGCAAGCCGATATCGACCGCCACAACGAACTGCGGCGCGAACTTAAACAAATGATTGAGGAAAGCAAATGTCAGACCTTCTAAAAATTAATGTCAACGACCATGTTGAAAAGAAAGGCAACCTGTCTTACCTGTCATGGGCGTGGGCATGGGCTGAAGTGCTGAAGATTGACCCATCTGCGCGATGGACAGCGCACGAGTGGGATAACAGTCCCGTCATGTACCTGCGGAACGGCACGGCGATGGTTAAGGTCAGCGTTGAAATTAAGGGCAACGACAAAACCTGCATCCTCCCTGTCATGGACAACAGGAACCGCGCCATCGTTGACCCTGATGCGTTTGCCGTGAACACCGCCACCATGCGTTGCCTTACAAAAGCGATTGCGATGCACGGTTTGGCTCTCTACATTTTTGCCGGTGAAGATTTGCCCGAGGGCGAGAAAGCCGAACCTAACCCCGAGGTGTTGGCGCAGATTGCGTCGGCGGCTGATGCTGCTGCGCTCGTTGCCCTCTTCAAGTCGCTTGACCCCGCCATCCGCGCAGCGCACATGGATGCGTTCAGCGCACGCAAAAGGGAGTTGGGCAACGGGGGTACGACATGAGCAAACATCAAGGGGAACGGTGTTGCGGAAGTTGCATTTTTTATGTTGAGAAAAAAGACGACGAAGGATTTTGCGCGTTTGCTTGGCCGCCATACATAAAAGCAAAGCAACGACCCGTAAGCGCATACGACCGTTGTGATTTGTACGAAGAATTACCGGATGGACAAGTTCCATTGACAGCATCATTTATTGAAAAGGTATTAAAAATATGATGGAACAGCGTACAGACGACTGGTTTGCGGCACGGCTTGGCAAGGTCACAGCCTCCCGCGTTGCGGATGTCATCGCCAAAACCAAGACCGGCTATGGCGCAGGTCGTGCTAATTACGCGGCTGACCTTGTGGTGGAGCGGCTGACCGGGCAGAAGGCATCCTCGTTCACTAACGCCGCGATGGAGTGGGGGACGGAGCAGGAGCCGAACGCCAAAGCCGCCTACGCCGCCAAGACCGGGATACTGGTCGAGGATGTCGGCTTCATTGACCACCCGACCGTTGCGATGTCTGGTGCCAGCCCTGACGGGTTGGCCGAGGATGGGCTGGTGGAAATCAAATGCCCGAACACCGCTACTCATCTGGAATACATCTTCGACGGCAAGCCGCCGCAAAAGTATGTGACGCAGATGCAATGGCAGATGGCGTGTGCCGGTAAGCCGTGGTGCGATTTCGTGTCATTCGACCCGCGCCTGCCCGAGCGGTTGCAACTGTTAGTCGTGCGCGTTCTGCGTGATGACGACTACATCAAGATGCTTGAGCAGGAAGTGACTACTTTCCTGCAAGAGTTGGACGACAAACTTAACAAACTGGAAAAGGTGACCCTGTGAACAAGCAGTATGACAACAACAACCGTGGCGTTTTGTTTAAGAACGATAAGCGCGGCAACGAAAAAGCCCCCGATTATCGCGGCTCTGCCGTTCTTAACAATATCGACCTCAACATCAGCGCGTGGATTAAGCGCAGCAGTAAAACCGGCGATGCCTTCATGTCCCTCAAGTTCGAGCCGAAGCAGGCTGCGCGTCCTAAAACGATGGCAGAGCAAAACCCCGAGAAGTTTAACGACGATGAGGATTTGCCGTTTTGAAAATCTTCATCGGATACGATAGCCGCGAGGACATCGCATACGAGGTGGCTCGTGCGTCCATTCTGGAACACATGGAGGCAGAGGTTGTCGCGCTTCGACTAGATGACCTCCGTGAGATGGGGATGTACTGGCGCGAACCAGACCCGTTCTCATCCACGGAGTTTAGTTTTAGCCGGTTCCTTGTGCCTGCGCTCTGCAACTTTAGGGGCAATGCCTTGTTCATGGACTGTGACTTTCTGGTACGGCACAGCCTGAAACCGTTGCTCGACTTCAACAATCCCGATGTTGCCGTGTGGTGTGTCCAGCACGACTACAAACCCACATCTCTGACAAAGATGGACGGGCAGGTACAACGCCAATACCCGCGCAAAAACTGGTCGTCGTTTATGTGGTTCAATTGCAGCCATCCGTCAATGGGTGGGCTGACACCCGAAATCGTGAACAGCGAA